AGCCACGGGTTCACTACGCCTTGCTTTACGTTGCCTCCCGCACTTCCCATACGTAGTCGTCTCTGCGTTCTGTGACGCGTGCCCACCATCCCCCCAGCCGAGGGGTAGCGAAGTTCCTCTCGGTAGCCCACCCCGCGAATCTATCTCCGAGCTTCTTGTAGGAGCCGAGGCGTAGGTGGTGGACAGTCCTTTGCTCGAGCTTCATGCTTTGGGTGATGCGGTCAATCGTGACGGGCAGGTGCCACTTCTGGTGATCGTGCCCGCGCAGGATGAAGTCCGCATCGGGAAAGTCCTTCTGGTCGATGTCGGCTCCTAGGATGCCTTTCGAGCGTTTAGCCCCTCCCCCATATCCGTGGTGGTAGTTGATGTTGTACCTGCGACGGGCAGAGCCTCCCCGGTGCGTCTGCACCACGAGCCACCCGGCATACCCCCCGACCTCTACGTGCCCTCCGTTGGCGTTGATGATTTGAGCCACTCTGTCAATAGGTGAAACCATCATACGCTTCTCGATGTTCGTCTCGTGGTTGCCCTTGGAGATAAACTTGATGACGTCAGCGTACTTGGCGAGGTGCTCCCCTACGTCTTGGATAACCTCGTCGACATACACACACGACTTGTATTCAGGGCGCAACTCGGAGTAGTTACCGCGTGGGTCCCACTTGCCCTGCATAAGGTCGAAGAGGTCTCCAAAAATAAACACCCCGGCGTTAAGCTCTCGGGCTTCGTCGAGGTGTCGGAAGAGCATCGCGCGGTCGCACTTCATAGCGTCGAAGTGTACGTCGGAGATGAACAGGAAGTGCTTGGAGGCTTTGCGCTTTACGAGGTCGCAGTCGACGGCGTGCACCGTGCGGGCTTTGCGTTGTAGGTTCATGTGTCTACCCAGATTGAATTGGCGGGTTTGTTAGGATCCATATCGACGTGAATGTAATCGGCTCCTATCCCAATGCGATTGAAGCCCGCATCGAGCAAGGCTTCGAGCATAAGGAACCGGCGGCGGTTGTTGGGGACGGCGATATCTGCCGCCCACCCCAGCAAGTGCGAAGACTTGGGAGACGCATGGTATCCCCGCTTCATCAAATCCCGGTTGTACTCGATAGTTCGGAAGCCCGAAGTGATGACCATAGGAAAGCCATATATGTCGCGTGCGATGTCCAAAGCCTGGACTACATCGTGCTCCATAAGTTCACCCGTACCTACTCGGTCGGGGCTGTCGAATTCGGATAGCTTAAACCACTTGTACATCAAATGCCTTTCTTCGCGAGTAGGAGCTTCAGCTCGTGGATGCCTTCGACGCATTCCTTGAGCATAGACTTGAGCTCGTGGTGGTCGCTTTCAAGACGGGACACCCGCCCCTTGAGCTTCGCTACCTCTGAGTTCAGGCTGACCCACACTCCGATGGCGGTCAATATAGATGGAACAAGCGTAACAAGTGCCTCGGTCATAGCAGGACTTTTGTATAAATTTTCACACCCTCCACTTCAATCTCTGCGAGGTAGATACCGCGGGCGGGGTTTGCCACCCTGCGCCCGGCCATATCGACGAGGACGGGACGGAGCCCCGCTTCTTCGAGCTGTCGTAGGGTAGGCGGTGCGAGCTCATTGCCTTCGCAGTCCGTGCCGTACACCATCAGAAAGCTCGCGAAGTCCGTGATGTCTACGTCCGCGTCGCCGTCCATGTCGCACGTACACTCCCCCTCCTTGCCTATCTCGCCACAGATAGCGAGGAAGTCTTCAAGCTGGATAACACCGTCCCCATTGAAATCGCCCATACAGGCAGCGTCGGGCTCTTCGATGGCGTCGAGGTAGTATTGATCTACGCAATAGTCGTAGATGCGTTCGGAGCTTGAGCCGTGAGGCCATCCCCAGTCCCAGTCTACGGGCTCCTCACCGAGGAAGTTCCACTCCCCATTGGGGCCGTAGGCTGAACGGTGGTAAGAGTACAAGGTGTCGGTTTCCGCGCCGCGCTCCACGTAGAAGTCGACACCGCAAACGATGTCTTCGTATTCGGAGTTATAGGTTCCTTGTGTCGTGGCGTATCCTGCGTGGCGGAAGAACCCGTTATAGCACCCCTCAATCAAACAAAACTCGTCGTGAGTAAAGAGCGGTTCATCGGTCATGCCGTCGGTGAAGCTGTCGTAGGTGTCGTCATTGCCCCAGCTACCACCACGGGCGTAGTATAGGGTGCCCGAAGCCCCCGAGCCGAGCATCCCTTCTCGATACACTTTCCATTGCTCCGACTCAGGCCAGTAGTCGTGCTGAATATCGATGTTCAGGACGGCGTGCGGCTTAGGCTCGTGGGCGAATGTGTTGACGTTGTTGTCGGGGTTGTTATCTCCTACAAGGAAGATAGAAGCCTCGCCTGCATACTCTCCAAAAAAATCGCCTTCCAAGGCCGGGCCTGTGATTGCCGCGATGGTTTGAGAGGGGATGTCCACCAAAGTATCCCACAGCTGCCCGTTCATAAATACGGAGAGGCTTACCCCTTCCGCGTCGATGTTCGTGTAGTTGCTCAACCGCACCGTTGGAGTGTAGTCCTCGTCGCACCTGTTGGTGTTGTTGATAGACAGCACACCCACGTCTAAGAGGTCGGGGTCGGAACAGAGACCCGACTGCCATACCGAGCTACGGCCTCCGTTGACGAGCATCATGTGCATACGCTCCACCTGTCCCGGCGTGAAGTGATCGCGGCAGTAGTGCTGCGTGTAGTCCATGTGGTTGGTGTAGTCGGCGGAAGAGCAGTAGGGCGACTCGCAGTTGAGGTTGGCCGAGGTAGGTGGGGTGTCGCATACGAAGTCCCCTTGCGCTTGGCAGTCCGCTTCGGTCTGACCACATTGGCTGTTATTGAAGGTGTGGTACAGGCCGCAGTAGTGCCCCAGCTCGTGAGTGATAACGCTGCTGTTTAGCCAGTCCGCTTTCATATAGACCCCATCCCAAGTGATATTCGCGGTGTTGTTGTTGACCCACGAGAAGCCAGCGATACCACTACCCACACTTGAGAAGACGTAGATATTACAGACGTCCGTGGCCGGAGTCCCTGCCATGTCGTTGGCCTGCATCGCTTGGTAGTAGAGAGGGTTGTCGTAGATAGGATGATCCGTCTCCAGGGTGTCGTGCTCGTTGTAGAAGTTCGTCTGGTGGCGGCACGGGATGATGTTCGTCCCAACCATCTGCTCTTGAAGGATAGCGAAAGCCTCCTCTACCTGCTCAGGTGTGGAGGCTCCATCGAAGACGTGGAAGGCGATAGGCAGGTACTTCGTAAAGTTGTCGGACTCGCGGTTTCCGTTGGTGCGGAAGGCGAGCCAGTTCTCAAAGTCGTGGTCTACGTGGGAACACTCCTCTCCGCACGTCTGACCCCATGCGGTGGCGTTAAAGAGAACAAGCAAAAAGGTTACAAGGTGCTTCATTTTTTAGGCTTTTTGTCTTTGGGTTTGTTGGTTTGGAGCCACGTCTTCAGCAGCTCAACGTTTTGCTCACGAGTCATCGGAAGAGCTTACGTCCTAGGTCAGGGTCTATGCCCTCGTTACCGATGCTGATGGTCATCCCGTTTTGGTAGTACACGTTGTATTCCGGGAACATATCAGGCGACGTGTTCGAGGTGTACTCCGGGAAGAGGCTTTGGTTGTAACAGAGGTATTCGACAAGGCGCGAGGTATAGAACTGGGCGTTCTGCCGTGCGTTCTCAATCTCTCGGTGTAGGTCGTCAGGGCCGATGGGTGCCGTCGCGTCAGAGGTGCGAATGACGAGCCCTCCGTTGTCGAGCTTCACGTACAAGTTCGGCAGCAGCTCCACCATAGTCCACCACACCGTCACCTTTCTCACGTATCCGTCGAGCAAGGCTTCATATACGCCCTCCAAGGTGCCACCACTTACTTCGGCCTTGAGCTTGTTGAGTAGATCCGTCCCGAGATACTGCTGGAGGTATTTGTCCTGTGCCAAGATGATGGCCGGAACCATCACCGCGTCTTCTACCCCGCCGTTGAGCTGGGTGATACGCTTCATATAGTCGGGGTTGACGAAGAGAACTTCTGCTTGTAGTGCCATTATCGAGGTGTTGTCCAGTTTTTAGGTTCCAAAAATCCGCGATTCACTTGGTCGCGGGTGCGCTTAGCTACGCGTGCATCATTCTGCTCAAGAGGTTCGAGGCCCGCTTCGCGAATAATCTGCCGAGCGCGGTTGACGCTCACGCGCTTGTTGTTCTTGCGGAGGTAGGTGCGACGCTCCCAGAAGTGCTGACAGCTTCCGCCACCCTTGTAGAGGAACAGGTCGTAGGTGTCGGCTCCGTTAGGCCCCCATCCGGGGTTGACAGCACGATCGGAAGCGAGCAAAATATCTTCCTTTCTCCACACCCTCTCCCCGGCATT